TAATAATCTCAACAACATTATTATAACAGGAGTGACGGGGCATGACATTATTACCAGAATTAGATAAAGAACAGACCAAGTATAACGCAAGAAAAATATTGTCTAAATACCGTAAGTACAAAGCTTATATCAATGCTCCGGTTAACCCGAAAGTTACCGCCAGCCTTGGTGATGGGGCACCAAGTGCAACGGCACCCGCTCCAGAATATGTCGAGCAGAGAATGATTAATGCCGAAAAAGGGAAAGTATTCTGTAAATGGGTAGATTGGGCAATTAACAGTTGCAGAAAGTACCATTACCGTGAACTCCTAAAGATTGTCTATTGTGAAGGATACGAGGAAGACCACGGCTACTATATGGACGTGTTAATGCAACGACTGCCCAACAGGTACTACAACATGTCATCGACTACTTACTTCAATTGGCATGAAGCGGCACTATTAGATGTAGCTGAAAGGCTGGAGTGCCAAGCTTTTGTAAAATAAAAAAGTGGAGTTAATCTGGAGTAAATTTGGAGTAAAACTTGAGTACTTCTGGAGTTAGTATCCGTTATATTGGTAGTATCGAAAGATGTAGGGCAGATGGTTCGGCAAACTTCCGTTTCAACAAATTTTATTAGGGAAGGCATGTTACGTTTGTCGCAGGGTTCGATTCCTTGCGGCCTTATTACTGGTGTGTTTGACGTAGTTGGTAGCTACGGAAATGCAAACACGAAAGAAGTCTGGCGGAGATACATGAAAGGTCAGCATGAGTCCTACTCGGAAACCATCGGGGACAACTACCAGGTGAGATGTGGCGGAATAGGTAGACGATATCCGAAGCTAAGGTTGAAAGAAGCCAAGAACAAGTAGGAGAGTACAAAATCCAGTATATGTAAGGTGCAAATCCTTACCATCTCATAGTTATAACGCCAAAGTCACATAACTTAATTGTTGTGTGGCTTTTTATTTTGCTTAAAGGAGGTGTGGTGATATGTAATGAAACTAACAGCGAAACAAAAGAAATTTGCAGACAATTATATCAAGACTGGCAATGCTACTCAATCGGCAATTGATGCAGGCTATAAGAAGAGTTCAGCACAACAAATTGGTTCAGAAAACTTGTTAAAACCTGTGATTAAATCTTACATTGATGAAAAGATGAAAGAAATCGAATCAGAGCGCATTATGGGCGCGCAGGAAGCGTTAGAGTTCCTTACCAATGTAGTTAGAGGTAAGGAGCTTGAAACTAAAGTGGTCGCCACACAGTACGATGTAAGCACAGTGAATGTGCCCGCAGATGTTAAGACAAAGATTAGCGCTGCTAAGGAAATCCTTAAACGTTATCCTGATAACGACAAGCTACTTGAACAGCAGATTCGTAAGATCACCGCCGAAGCTGATATAGCCGAAGCACGGGCTAAGGAACTTGAACCAGAATCCGGTGCAGATGATAACGATGGGTTTATTAGAGCTTTGAAGAACAGTGCTAGAAACGTTTGGGGTGATGATAATGAAGCTTAAGACTAACGTGTTCCATTTCACTCCATTTTCGAAAAAGCAATTGCAAGTGTTGACCTGGTGGGTTAATCCTAGCACCAAGGATAATGAAGCCATAATTTGTGATGGCTCGGTTCGTGCGGGTAAGACGGTCATTATGTCGCTATCTTACGTCATGTGGGCGATGCATACGTTTGACGGTCAACAGTTAGGCATGGCGGGCAAAACCATTGGTTCGTTTAGACGTAATGTACTACGCCCATTAAAACAGATGCTCGCAGGCAGAGGATACAAAGTAATTGACCATCGTACTGATAACATGTTTGAAGTTGTCAAGAACGGTAAGGCCAATTACTTTTTTATTTTCGGTGGAAAAGACGAAGCTAGCCAAGACCTGGTACAAGGGTTGACTGCTGCAGGTTTCTTTTTTGACGAAGTGGCATTGATGCCACAATCATTTGTTAACCAAGCAACGGCTCGTGTGTCTGTGTCTGGTGGTAAATATTGGTTTAACATGAACCCGGAAGGCCCCTATCACTGGTTTGAAATGAATTGGATTGATGACCTAAAAGGTAAGCGGGCGTTGCGGATTCATTTCCGAATGGAGGACAACCCCTCGCTTAGCGAAGATGTTATCGACCGTTACAAGCGCAATTATTCAGGCGTGTTTTACCAACGCTACATCTTAGGCTTGTGGGTAATGTCCGAAGGCGTTATCTACGACAACTTTAATCGCGACACAATGGTCGTTGATAAGCCACCAGAACGGTGTACTAAATACTATGTGTCGATTGATTATGGTACCCAAAACCCTACAGTATTCTTGCTGTGGGGTTTTTATGATGGCGTTTGGTATTGTTTAAAAGAATATTACTATGACGGACGGCACAGCTCGCGTCAAAAAACCGATGACCAGTATGCCGATGACTTGGATAATTTTGTTGGTGAGTTAAATGCAAAGGTTATTATTGACCCTTCGGCAGCATCATTTATTGCCGTGTTAAGAAGCAGGCATTACCGTATTATCCGTGCTGATAATGACGTGCTGAATGGGATACGCGAGACGCAATCAGCGATGAACAATGGTCTGATTAAGTTTACGCCGAACTTGAAGAATGTCTTCAAAGAACTTGCTTCATACGTCTGGGACGAGAAAGCGTCGAACCGCGGTGAAGATAAGGTAGTCAAGGAACACGACCACGCCATGGACGCAATGCGGTACTTCGTCTACATGGTAATCAGACGCAAAGAAGTTAAAGTAATCAGAAACAATTACATTTAGGAGGTGATCGCAATTCAAAGCTTAAGTGAAGATGTGTATGTGACAGACAACAATTCATTGGTGTATCCAGCCGACAAAGAGCTAACTGGTGAAGCCGTTGAGAGCTTTATCATTCAGCATATGTACATTGCTAACCATTATAAGGAGCTACGCAAAGAGTACATCGGAGACCACGACATTCTGCATAAGGATACACACCGTGGCAATCGACCGGACAATCGGTTAGTTGGTAATATGGCGCACTATATTGTTGAAACATTCAATGGCTTTTTCATCGGTAATCCCCCAAAGATTACATTGGATGATGAAACTGACAACGCGAAATTGAAGCAATGGAATGACACTAACTCGCTACAAGACAAGCTATCAGAGATTAGCCGTCAGGTAGACATCTATGGTCGTTCGATTGCTTTTTTGTATCAGAATGAGGATAGCGAAACGTGTGTTCAGTATGCCAGCCCGATTTCAGCGTTCATTATCTACGATGACACGGTCGATATGAACCCGCTCGCATTCGTCAACTACTATTACATCAACAATGAACTGCACGGCACAGTTATCACCGACGAAGCTATCTATGACCTAACGGATTCATTCAAGATGAAAGACGGCGAGGTTAATCCTTACAAGGCAGTACCTGCAGTTGAGTTCTTCCAGAATGAAGAACGGCAGGGCATTATTGATAACGTTGAGACGCTAATCAATGCACTTGACGACACGCTAAGCCAGAAAGCTAATCAGAACGAATACTTTGACAATACCTACATGTATTCGTTCGGTGCTCAATTACCAGAAGATGAGAATGGTAATCCTGTTGTTAATCTTGACGGTAACCAGATTATCTATTCACCGGACGCCAGTTCAGTAGATGCTAAGATTGGCTTCCTTGACAAGCCCGATGGAGACCAGATGCAAGAGAATTTGCTAGATCGCTTAACTAATATGATTTACCAGGTAAGTATGGTAGCTAATATGAACGACGAGGCATTTGCCGGCAACAGTTCCGGAGTGGCTCTGGAATACAAGCTATTGCCAATGAAGAACCTTGCCATGAATAAAGAGCGAAAGTTTACTCAGTCATTGCGTAAACTCTACAAGATCTTATTCAGTGCTGGCACTGTACTTCAAAAGAGCAAAGCTGACGAGTGGCAGAACCTTAGCTTTCAATTTAACCGCAATCTACCAGTTAACATGGCGGACGCGGCTAATACAGCGAAGTCGCTTGAGGGCATTGTTAGCAAGGAGACGCAGCTCTCTACATTACCGTTCGTTGATGATGCTAAGGACGAGATTACACGGATGCAAAAGGAACAGGCGGAGAATATCAAGAATTCGCTGGACGCAACCAGTAATCTAACCGACCACAGAAAGCTGGTGTAGGTAATGAGCCAGAAACAACTGAACAAGAAGACTAGGCAATACTGGCAGAAGCGCGAGGCAGAGGAACGCAAGTGGATTGAATCCAACATCAAAACTGATAAAGACTTCGATAGGTTTCTCCAGGAGCATTACGACACGTTGCTAGATGGCATTAACAAGGACATCAGCGAGCAGTACACCCGGTATGCTAAGCGGGAAGGCTACACGCTTGCCGAAGCGCGGAAGAAAGTGGCACAAGAAGACGTCCAAGCGTTTTCTAATCAAGCAAAGAAGCTGGTAGCAAAGGCGAGAGATATCTTCAAGGAAAAAGGAAAAGTAGAATATGCTGACTTTTCAGACGAGGTCAACACACGCTTACGCCTGTACAATGCCACGATGCGTATCAATCGGCTAGAAATGTTAAAAGCCCAGATAGGCTTAGAAATGATAGATAACAATATGGATATATACAGCTCAATGGTTGACCGACTCAACGATGAGTATGTAGACGAGTTAAAACGGCAGGCTGGTATCTTATCCGATTCAGCTGGAGCAGTTAAAGTGGCTGAAACGTCTAGCATTGTAATGGCGTCTACGGGCAATGCTAATTTTAGCGAACGATTATGGGCTAATAGCGACGTTTTTAAAGCTAAGCTTGACCAATTGCTAACCAAACAGATGGTGCAGGGATTGAATCCGAGGGTGATTGCACGAGATTTGAAGCCTTATCTTAAAGATGAGGTTAACAATGCTAGATATGTAACTGAACGTTTAGCACGTACAGAATCCGCTAGAGTTGCAGCAACCGCTCAATTAAAGAGTTTTACAAAGTATGGATATAAATATGTCAAGTGGATTGCAGAGCCGTCAGCTTGCAAGATATGCCTTGAGATAGCATCCCATAACGACGGCGTTTATTCGGTCGATGATGTTCCAGATTTACCTGTGCATCCCAATTGTAGATGCAGCATTTCGGCTTGGCATGACAAAACTAATAGCGATGACTAATTACGGTCACCGCTATTTTTATGCTCTTTTTCCTGTTTGCAGAGCTAAAAGAACAACCGAGTAGCCTCCCAAGGCTTTAAATGCGAGCAAAAGGAGAAATTGTTATGAAATTAGAAGAAAAATTACCAATGAACTTACAATTCTTCGCTGAACAATCAGATGATAGTGGCGATGCTACTAATGATAATCTTGATCCTAATACAGACACCGATGCTAGCTCGGAAGATGCACAAGGACAACAAGAGGAAAACGAAGAAAAAAATGGCAAAAATGAGAATATCGATGGCGATAAAACCGTTGATAAGCTCAAGAAGCGTCTAGATTCTAAAACAGCTGAAAACCATGACTTGAAGCAAAAGTACGATGAACAATCTCAATTGCTTGATGATTTGAAGTCCGGACGCAAATCAATCAAGGAGCTTTTTTCTGATG